AACCCGCCTCTGTCGCGCCTGTTCGTCTGCTCTTGCTTGTGCTGCCTGTCCGCCACCGCCACCGCCACCTAAACACATAATATCACTCCTTTATTGCGGCATATAAATAAAAGTCTTCCCCGCCGCATCCGTATTTTCGTAATGTTGCTTCTCTCTTCATACCTATTGCCTCAATCCAACGTGCCGCTCTTGTATGAAAAACAGCCGGAAAAGCCTGAATCCTGTGGAATACACCATTCTCCAAAAGATATTTGACTGCCCTTTTCGAGAATCGCGTAAACTCCACGGCAGCATACTTTGCGTTGTCCGTACCCCACATCCATGCAGTTGCGGCTCCACCATTCGTTTTAGAAAAACCGCCAACCATGACCGGCTCACCATTCACCAATGCCGTAAACGACGGGCCGGGCAATGAAAGCGTCATGCGCACAATTCCATCCAGACCAAGGCCTGCTCCACTTGCCAGAAGTTCGCGCCGGTCAAGTTCGCATATATTCCGCGTCACGGCATAAATGTGTTCGGGTGTCATATCAACAATCATACAACCCCCAGGTTCTCGAAATAGAGCGTGATTGAGTTTATGTCCATCGGCTCACCGCCAACGCTCTCGAATATCGGAGCGATAGCCGTACTCATAAGTTCAACTGGAATCGTATCTCCGCGCTTCGTATCACCGGATAATACTATCGGGTCCGTAACTTGGGTGAGGTCGTCCGGGTCGTGCATGAATGAAACCTTGCATGAACCCTCAAGAGCAATGTCCATTCCGACAAACTGTTTCATCACTCCGGGCGACTTCATATCGAGGAACGGCATAACAATGCGGGCCGCAACATCCAACCCATCATCTTGCGTTGTGAACTCATGCACCCGAAACACATCGTCGCCGGACCTGATATAAAGCTTTCCATTCAGTTGAGTAACCACATCCAAAGGCATCTTGAACGAATACTCGGTCCATGCTGAAATCTTCGCCGTTCTGGAGAATGAATAGACGAAGGCCGTATCATCGAAAGCAACAATAAGCTGTCCGCGAGCCGAATAGTTTACTGTTTTCGGATTGATTGCAGACAAGCGGATTACTGCTCCGGCAGAGTTCACAATATCCAGCAACACGCCGTCTATTCCTGTAGAAACCGTGACTATTGGCGGAATCCGTATTGTCGTGCCGTCCGAGGCAAGGACTGTAAAGCTGTCCACAATGGCGCGGATAAGCTTGTCAATGGGCGACCCTATATCCACGTCGGCAAGGTTGTTCGTGTATGCCAACGTCGTGATTGAGCGCATGCCGGAATCATCGAGGAATATAGAATCACCGGCCACGTTTCCGATAGACAACGGGTATCGTGTGCCTACTCCATCCACAACCTGTACGAACGCCATATTTACAGGGTCGGGGTCAACAGTCCAGACCTGTGACGAATCCGCATGAAAAACAACAAGCTGTTTCAGGTATTGACCTAATCCCGTCGGTGCCCGTGAACCGGACTGCCGCAGGCCGGTCGGCAAGAATCCCGCATCGTTAGCCGAGGACCAGTCTCTCGGAAGGTCGGTTGCGGAGAAAGGCACTGTCTCGCCCACAGGGTCAATGGCGAATATCTTGGAGGCCTGTTTGATAATAGAGGCGGAATGCGGACAGTTCGGGTCTTTTATATCGTGTGAATCACAACGCCATGTGACAGTACCATCCACAATAGTTGCTCCGATAGTAGTAGGCCATGCAGGCTCACTTGCTGCCGTGGTTCCTGCTACCGTTACGGTATAGCGATAACCGTTCTGTACAGTCGGGCGTCGCACATCACCGAGAACATAAGCCGTTGCAGGCACCCATGCTCCGGGGTCGTCAAGGTAATGGTGTTGCATCACCCCGTCCGCATACTGTGCAGCAACGTACAGGAATCCGTTAAAGTTCTCCGCTCCGAGAATCTCACTCACTACTTTCGTCCCGTCTGTCCCGTGGTCAATCCTGTGTGGAGAAAAGAGCGTGTTTGCGTGCACTACGTCCGCACCGCCTGAAAAGAACGTGTGCAGCTTTCCACCGCTGGAAACAAGACCCACGGTTCCAGGCTCCAGCGTTGCAATATGCTCAAGTCCGGCCCTCTTGCGCAGCGTTTTGCCCGTGGTGACGTAAACGTTTGTGGCCTCCCGAAGTTGGTTCGCTCCAGAGGTGGTCGGCCCCTTTCTTACGTCAAGACCTGCATCGAAGCGGTCAAAGGTAATTGCAGGCATGGTTATTTATCATTGCGCCCGATTATTTCATTCATCTTTGCTGAAAGACTGTCCAGCTTGTCGAGAATCTTTGCATACGAATTATCGCGTGAGCGTTCTATAATCCGCTGATTCGTCTCATGCGTGGTAAAGCGGGAATCCAGAATGGAAACGCTGCTTGCGTTGTGGTCTATTCCCCTGACAAGGTTGATATAAAGACCGAACACCATGGCAAGCAACAGTATAAAAGAAACCGCATTTCCAGCGGTTACTTCCTTTTTGAAGCGCCAGCTCTTGTCCTTATCTTCCATAATTTCATGCACCAGCGCCCGAATCTCTGCGTGTGTCGCGTCCACGCTCACTCCTAGACCATCTGTGGTGGCGGCGTGATAACTTCCTCACGTTCGCCTTTTATATATCTCTCTCCAACATGCTCCGCAGCAACCATCCTGCGCGAGAATGCCCGCACCTGCTCACCGTATTGTTTCGCGTCCGGCTGCCGGTAGTGAGCCTTGGCGTTCGCCAGAGCGAACAGAAAGATGTCTCTCGGAGCAACCGAGGCCGGATTTGTGTCGGAAACAAAAGGGTCGAGCCTGCGTGTGTATTCAAGCCTGACTGTCCATGATTGTGTAGGAATGGGCCACACTTCCATCTTATACTTTCCGTCGGCAGGGTCGTAGCCATCATCATAACGCTGCACCCATCCGCCTACCGTGTTGATAGAATCAAGCCTGTAATCAATCCCCTTGTCCACCGGCACCCAGATATTCCCCGTCTGCACCTGTACAAACAACATTCGTGCAGGGTCGCAGTTGTCAGGCCATACCTTGAACTGCTCACCGGGAGCAAAAACAAGGTCGGTTGTTGTTTTCAATGATGGGTGGTTAAACTGTTCGTAAAGCTGTTCCTGCGCGTCCCGCAGAAAAGAATTGAGAATATCAGTCTGGCGCGTACCTACCGAAGCAAACCCAAGGCGAGCCTGTAACTCTCGCCTCAAGTCGCCAAGGGTTCGCTTGGTAGGGATTGCCACGATTAGCCCTCAACCGCGCCCAATAAATCAACAAGGGCTTGCTTCTTTGCATCGGCAGGTATTTCGACGCCGAGTTCGTCCAGCCGGGCCTTCAGTTCAGCAACAGTAAGGTTTCCATTGCCGTCCGTATCTGCCGGTCCTGCCGGGCTTTTCTTGCCTTTCTTGCCATATATCTTGCGGCATGCGTCCTCAAACCGGCCTGTGTCATACCGGCCAAACACATACTCAACAAAAGGCTCCCCTTCTTTCCGCTCGCCATAACGGCCACCCAGTCGTGCATATTCATCGGCCAGCCTCACCGTCACCGGCTTGGAGTCTTTCGCCTCACCAATAGCGATAACATTGTCTTCGCCGTGAATAGCGCGAAGAACAGGAAGTTCATGTTTGAATACCGTAACCGGTGACTTTTCCATCGGGCCACGGTCAACAATTGCTGTAACAAAACGTGCTTTAATTGTCATGCTGTTTTCTCCTTTGTACAAGATAGTGAACAAGGGCGACCGAAGCCGCCCTCTTCACTTATGCTCGCAGATATACGTTTGCCTCGCCTGCGGTGTAAGCGGTCACATTTGCTCGCGCATACTTGGCAGTCGTAATCGCTGCGACTTTGTTGGCCTGATTGGTTCCTGTCACTGTCGCAACGGTGGTTGGCGCCGTAAAGGCGGCATCCTCCGATGTTTCGATAAGAACCGTGCCATTGAAGTTCGCGGAAACATTGATAACGCCTTCCACGATATTGCTACGCTCCACGAATGGCGCGTCGCTTGTTGCTACTGCTGCACTGGCCGCTACTGCTGCAAGCGCTTCTCCTAATACTTTAATGCTCATGTTTCTATCCTCCGTATTTGATTTGTAAAACAGCGGGGGCCGTTAAGCCCCCACCATCCCGCATGACTTACGCCACACTCATCACAGCATGACTGTTACTGCGATTCATGCTCAACGCGCCTTTCCAGGTCAGTCCCCAATAGTGGACATACTGGTTATAGGCACGCGGAGGCTTACGGGAAATCATGTCGTGACCCTCTGCCGGGCGTATGCGAATGTGCTTCGTGTTGATAAAGTAACAACGCTTCTCCCATGGGGTAGCCGGAGCGCCAGCCGCGTCAATATCAGCGAATACCGGATCCCAAACAAGAGGAACACCCTTGAAGGACAGGTCGGAAATGGACGGGTCAAGCTTCGCCTGATTACCGTTAGAGAGATACCGCTGAATGTCCGCCTGTGCAGCGGCACGGAAGGTATCGAGGAAGGTAGAGCCAACCAGGATAAAGTCAGGACGGCCACCATTTCGGACGCATGCCCGCCACAAAATCTCCATCTGGTCAATAAGGTTGGCCTGCGCAACACCAAGCGCAACATTATTCCTCCACCATACGTTCGTAGCACGGTCAATGCCGCCAACAACGCCAACGGACGGCGTGGTGGAAATCAGGTGGTCGAGGCCAGCCAGTGATTCGGCGGACTGCGTGCCATCCAGGTGCAGGTCGTAGTCAAACTTCTCTTCAAAGCCCAACCGTAAAACTTCGGTCTGCTCTTGCAAGAGGTTCGTTAACTGCACTTTTTCAGCGCCGGTCGCATTGCCGCCTTTCTTGTCGTCAGTCAGCACAATACCGTTTTCTGTCAGGCGGTCTTCATCCAGATAGAAACCGTCATGCGCACCACGCCAGGCATACTGCGCCTGTTCGACGGTCTGGCGACGGTTGTAGGTTACGGACTGCGTTCCATAGAACCACTGGAAGTTCGAGCCGTAGCTTTGGCGAAGCTGCTCGGTTAAAAACTGCTTTGCGCCTGGAAACGAACGCTTGCTGCCCATGAGTTTTGCGAGCAACGGGCGCTCTGTTGCAATCTGGTCAATCGGATTGTTCTTCATGTGAAAGTCAATCGCAATTTTACCAGCATCGGATAATTCTTGAGAAGTAAAAGGCATAATGCCCTCCGTTAAAAGTAGAATCGTCAGAGAAACACTCTCTGCGATACATCACCTTAAAACGAAGGGCGCGAGCCTTCTGTACCAGCGCTACCAACTCGCGAAGTTGGCTTTATTCAGCGGTGCGGTATGTATGAGCCGATTTATAGGTTATGCGCTAACCCCTGTCAAGCGTGTGTTGGCAATGCTGTGCATCGTTTTTCCTCCATGAAATCAAAACCGACAACTCTACGACAGGGCGAAGTTCTTGTATAAGTCTCCTATTTCGATGTTTTTTTGTCAGGCGGTTGGATTGTGCTAGCTGCGCTCTGCTTGTTTCATCCGCATCCTTCTTACTGTATCGGTTGCCTGCCTTGTTGCAGCGCCTCTGCTTACAAGGCCATCGAACATACAAATTGCCTCACGCTCTGCGAACGCTTCCCTTTCCGCGCCGGTGAGCGTGAGGCCGTCAATTTCAAGCGGTATAGTGTGATGCCCGCTCTCTTCCATTACTCACCGCCAATCCCCTGATTGATTGCCTCCAGCATTGTTTGTGGCTGACCGGCACCGGCACTGCGCGACGTAGTATCCGTAATTGGCGTTGGGTCAGTCCTTCGCTGTTGCCCTGCACCCAGGACACCCCACAACCGCTCAACTTCTCCGGGCCATAGTTCAGGGTTGTTCGGACTACCCTGCACAATCTTCTGAAGCATTGACACACCATCCTTACCGGGATTGATAAGCATTGCCCGCTTTGCTGCATAGTCAGGGTCATTCCTGCTCCAGTATGCGTCCAACTCATTCAATCGCGTTGTCGAACCGGCCATTGTTTCGTTTGCTGCGGCCTGCTGCTGCTGTTGCTGCCCCTGCACTTCCTGCATTTGCGTCTGTTGCGCGGACAACGCCCTTGCCCGTGCAATCTCATAGGCGTTTTCCTGCGTGAGTTCCAGGTTCTCGACTGCTTCTTTCAGGTCTGGATGCGCAGAAAGTGGGTCCGGGGCGCTGGGGTTCTCACCCAGGGCAATAGAAAGCTGCTGCCGCTGTTCGTCCAGAATGGCAATGGCCTGCCGCATCTGTGCAGGGTCGCCCGACGTAGCCAGTGACGAATACTCAATCACCCGCCCGAAGGCTTCGTTGTCCATACCGGCACCTTCAATCGTTGCCACCATTCCATCCACGGCCTGTTTCGCTTCGTCCGCTTCTGTTGTTGTGGCCTCAACGTCGGAAATCAGGGCGTCGCGCTGCGCCTTCATATTGTTGTAGCCATCGGACAGCTTGGTAAACCGTCTCTCTGCCCGCTTCGACAGCCCCTTCGGCATTGCAAGGTCTTCATCCGCAAGGTCTTCCGGCTGTGTTGGCGCTTCCTCTTGCTGTTCGCCTTCCGCTTTCACCCCTTCCGGCTCACCTTCAGGCTCACCAGCATTTGCTTCAGGTTCGCCGCCCTTTGGTTCCGGCTCTTTACCGTCGCCTTCAGGCTCTTCGTCTTCCTTCAGTCCGGCCTCGATAGCCTCTTGCATCGTTTGAGGCTCTTCGCCACCTTCGCCACCTTCTCCTTCGCCCACACCCTCGTCATTACCTTCCGTGCCTTCCGTACCATCACCGGTGCCGGTGCCTTCATCCGTGCCGTCGCCTTCATCATCGTCAGCGCCACCGGCAATGTATGGAATGCGCTCACCATCCGGCATCGCCCAATACCGGCCAATCAGAATAGGTTTATCGTTTTCAGTAGTCATGCTGTTTGTCATGCTGTTTTCCTCCAGTTTATTGCATTGTCGGTGGGCCTGCCTGTGGAGCCATGGGCTGCACCGGCTGCGGCGGAATTGCACCGGCAATGTTTTGTGTTGCGTCGCCAAGTGGTGGCGGCGCATCTTGCTCTTCCTCTTCAGGAAGAAACTGCTCAACAGTCAGTGATTCATCGAAACGCCTTAGTGTCTCTTTGAGTAAGGCAATCAGTGGCGGTGTTACAATGTCAGGGACCGGCGCACCATTTCCAAGCCCTTGTTGTACCGCAGTGGCCTGCGCCTGTTGTAGCGTCACCTTCGCCTGAATAATCTTTTCAACAAGCCCTTGGATTATGGGCAGTATCTCACCCCATACCTTCTGCTCACGCGCCTTGTCCGGCTTGCCGGTCGTTCCGGCCATGATTGAAACTTCCACAAGGTCGAATACCTGCTCTTTATCAAGGTTAGGCCATTGTGCCTCTGGACCGGCAATGTCCTGCACATGCTCGCTCGACAATTCCAGCAACAG